TTACCCCACTAATTGATCTAATGGCAATCCGTGGTCAGCGTTGAATCGCTCAGTTTTAGCTGTGTAAGATTCCCATTGTGGAACTACGTAAGTTCCAGTTTCTTGCTTTTTGCTTGACCAAATCCAGCTAAATAGTTTTTTCATGTTTTTTTACCTCTCTTATTCTTCTAACTACTACTGTATTGTTATCAGTTAGTAGTTATTTCCAGTTAGTGCCGGTAGGCTCTAGATTGTTGTTAGTTAGTACTTGTTGTATAGTTAGTATTTATTAGTGCCCAATTTTACACATTGCAATTTTACACATTGCAATTTTACACATTGCAATTTTACACATTGCAATTTTACACATTGCAATTTTTGGGAACTGTAAAATTTACGTTGTGCTATCTGTGGATAACTCTTTTTCAAGATGTCCCATCAGATACTCTAGGTAGTTGTCTGTTATAGGAACATCTGAGAAAAATCTGTGCACCTCACTCCCTTTTCCTCTACCTAAGCTACGCTTAATCACTCTCATATATCCTGCTTCTTCTAAAATTTTGAAATGGCTATCAACGGTAGTGCGGCTTATGCCTAGCCGTCTTGCGATTTCATCAGGATATACAACCCAATCGGGCTTATTGGTCAAGATGACCGTTAAAATGCCTATTGTTGCTGGTTTCAACCGTTTGTCTTGAGTAAAAGCGTTATTGATAGATGTGTAATTTTCGTTTGCGTTCCTGATTATGTATTGCATACCTCATAGTCAAGCCCCTTTCCGTAGTTTTTCTTTGCGAAAACCTATGATGATGTCATAGTAAGCGTGGCCGCTTGGAATGACATATTTAGTTAGATCATCAACTTTGGAACCGTCTGCCATAATGTTGATTATGGTGGGTTCCCATTTTTGTTTTTTCATGGTACAATCTCTTTAGTTTAAATTTTCTATCGGTCTGACTCTGGCAGGGGTCAGCCTTTTTTGTTGCCTTGGCGACACTGGAGAACTAGCGAGGACTTTTGATTATATTTTTTAGGAGTTCTTATAAATCAAATCGCGCTAATGGTATTGCTTACGCTTCAACAGATTTGCCCCGCTAGCTCACTAGTGCCGTCAAGGTGTCGTCCTCAATCTTCTTGTTCGATAATTGGAAGGACGTCGATAGCTTTTAAACGCTCGTACAGGAAACGTCTTCCAAGCTGCGTCCAGACTGTTGTCATGTTGCTGTGGGGTTTTCCATCTTTTCCAACATAATCAAATGTTCGACTTGTTACGTAGCCTTTGGAAATGTATTTGGCGTATAGCACCCACTGCCCATTGACGATGCGTTGAATACGTTCTTGTTTCAAGAGTTGGTTCAGCTTGCGTGCTGACATCCCGTAGTCTTGAGCGATTTGGGTGATTGTCAAGCTATCCTTGGTTTGTAAAATCAAATCTAGGTAATCAGCGTTTTTAGTCGCTTCCTCCAGTTCAATTAAGAGGTTTTCATTTTCGCTTTCCAAGAGTTTGATTTTCTTGTCGGCCATGAGCAAGGCTCTAGCCATGATTTTCTCTGGACTATTGAAATCTTTCTCAACTTGGATGAAGTATTTCCGGACTTCCTTGCCTTTGTCTGTCCGCTGAATCATTGCGATTTCTTTCGCCATGTCTAACTTAATGATGTGATCTTGACCTGGTCGCCCTCCGGTACTTTTGCTCAAAAATGAGCTAAAGTCTTCACCCTCTGTAAAACCATATTCAGTCATACGTGGGAACCAATCTTTATAAGCTGTTTTGACGCCTAGAGCTTTGTGTAACTGTCTACCAGAAACAACCGGCTCGTGATTCTCGTTCAGTGTTATGTTGATTAATTCGTTCATTCGTATCTCTCCTTTCTAATCTATACGAAATTTCGTATATTTAGGTTAAAAAAATTTAGGCTTCAGCACGTTCACTGAACAGATATTCTAATTCATATTCTGGGAAGAATGCTTTCTTGATAGCTACCGTCTCGCCAAATTTGAAATCAGATACACCATCAATTTTGCTACGAACCGTGCGGGAATCAACACCTAGCAGGTCTGCGATGTCTACTAATGCGACACCTTTATTCTTACGAATTTCTTCGATGTTTTTCATTTGTGTCCTCCTTCCTTAAGCTTGATTTAAGTATATACTAATTTTCGTACACTGTCAACAGAAAAATACGATTTTTTTTACTTTTTTTATTTACCCACTCAATTTTCTGTGGTAATATATAGGAAGAAAGAGAAATGAGGGTTACAAAAAAATGCAGGCTGAGGAAAGAATTAAGGAACTGATTATAGCTAAATACGGGAATGTAAGAGCTTTTGCAACAGAAAGCGGCATCTCTTATACTACTGTTCGCTCTATTTTAGAACGTGGTATCATGAACTCAAAAGCTGAAAACGTCTTTAAAATCTGCCACTTGTTGGGAATTTCACCGGACACACTTGCTGAATGGGGTGTTACGGACGAACCACAACCAACCAACGCCAACGATATCGATAACATCATCGACAACGCTATGATGTTCGATGGTAAACCACTGACTAGTGATGATAAACGTGCCATTCGTGGCATCATTGCGGGCTATATGAGTAGCAAGGAGAAATAAACGTATGGAGAAAGAATTGCTTGAGCAGTTCGGTGTCTCTATCTGTGAGTTTAGTTCAAACGAGTGGTCCAGAAATGGCTTTATCGACCCTATAAACAGGGTTGTATACATCAATGGGGATTTAGACCAAGACATTCGTTTAAAGGTCATTTTTCATGAGTTAGGCCACCTAGAGCACAACTCTAAAGACTATGAACGAATGCGAGAAAAGTTTGAGGTTCAGGCAAATAGGAGTATGATCCATGAGTTGTTGAAAAATGAAAATCTTGATGATTTTAATTACTTACATTTTATGGAAAAATACAATCTCACTACTATTTGTGATGAGACTTTTGTAAAAAACGAATATCTAAAACTTAAGGAGAATTGAAAAATGTTGAGTAAATGGAAGAATTTGAAACGCTGGCAAAAGTGGGCGATTGTACTTGTCTGCTTAGCTGTTCTTGGAAAGGTTTTTGAAATAACCGGACTTGCACCGGAAACGAAGACAGAACCAGTTAAGACAGTCCAAACAGCTTCGTCTTCTTCAAAGGCGAAGCCTAAAGCTAGTAAACCATCTAGCAGTGCCAAAGCGTCAAGCTCAAAGAGCGAGGAACAGCCTTCAAAAGAATCAAGCTCAGAACCAAGCTCGGAAGATAAGTTAAAAGATATTACCGAGGGGCAAATGGGTAGCTTTATCGACTACTTCAAGCAAGATTTGACTGATAAAGGTCTGGATATTAGTACATATAGTTTTTACAATCGCAGCACCATTTTATATATGACTGTGCCTAACGAGTATAAAACATATAGCAAAGCTGACCTGCAGAATTTTGCTGACGGCATGCTTGCCAAAGAGCATGAAGCGTTCAACGTCTGGGCTGCAATCAATAATGTCAATTATGAGCGTTATCCGATGTTTCACATTAAGACCGATGACGGGAACGCTCTAGCAAGCCAAAAGCTCAACGGGTCAATGGAAGTTAAAGTAAAATAAGACAATAAAAAAGCCCTACACTCACCGTCGCCAAACTTCGAGTGTAGAGCTAGCACCACAGAAAAAATCGTGTAAACTGAGAGCAGTCTTACAAGTCTTTTTCTGTACCCATTTTATCAAAAACGAGGTACAAACACAATGGCAACACATAAAGTCGCTATCTATGTCCGAGTATCAACCACATCGCAGGTTGACGAGGGTTATTCAATCGACGAGCAGAAAGCAAAGCTAACAAGCTACTGCGATATTAAAGACTGGAATATTTACGAGATATACACTGACGGTGGTTTTTCTGGGTCTAACACGGAACGCCCTGCACTAGAGCAGCTAATACGAGACGCCAAAAGAAAGCTGTTTGATACGGTACTGGTGTATAAACTAGACAGGTTAAGCCGTTCTCAGAAAGATACACTCTATCTGATTGAAGATGTATTTCTGGAAAATGATATAGAATTTGTTAGCTTGCTCGAAAACTTCGACACCTCAACACCATTCGGAAAGGCAATGATTGGATTATTGAGCGTGTTTGCCCAACTCGAAAGAGAACAAATCAAGGAACGCATGCAGTTAGGCAAGCTAGGACGGGCAAAGTCCGGCAAGTCGATGCAGTGGGCAAAGACATCTTACGGCTATGATTACATCAAAGAGACCGGCACACTCTCAGTCAATCCATATCAAGCCCTAATCGTCCGAAAGATGTTCGAATGGTATTTATCAGGTATGTCGATAACCAAGCTCAGAGACACTCTAAATGAGCAATACGGGCAAGATAAAGAGTGGAACTATAGAACAGTGCGAGTTATCCTCTCGAATCCGGTGTATTGTGGATATAATCAATTTAAGGGGCAGATATTCCCTGGCACCCATGAGCCTATTATATCCGAGGAAGATTTTAACAAGACGCAAGAGGAAATTAAAACAAGGCAAAGGACAGCCGCCCAGCGTTTCAATCCAAGACCGTTTCAAGCTAAATACATGCTTTCTGGAATAGCTCAATGCGGCTACTGTTCAGCCCCGCTTGCTATTAAGTTAGGCATGAAACGAAAAGACGGCACACGCTTAGTCAAATACGAGTGTAAGCAGCGACACCCAAGGAAGACCAAGGGCGTGACGGTTTATAACAACAATGAAAAGTGTGATTCTGGATTCTATTTCAAAGACGATATCGAGCACTTTGTCTTGACTGAAATCAGCAAGCTACAAACTGATTCAGATTATATCGACAAGCTATTTTCAAACACAAATCAAGAGACAATAGACCGTGACAGCTACCAGAAACAGATTGATAATCTGACCGCTAAAATTAGCAGGCTTAATGATCTATACATTGACGATAGGATTTCACTAGAGGAACTACAAAAGAGGTCAAGCGACTTCATGGCAGAAAGGACAGCACTCGAAAAAGAGCTAGACGCTGACACCTCTCTCAAAGCTGTAGAGCGAAAGGAAGATATTAGACGGGTACTTGATACCAAGGATATCTTCACGCTTGATTATGAGCAGCAGAAAGCCATAGCACGCGCCTTGATAAGCAAGGTTCGAGTGACTAGTGAAACCATCGTTATTTTATGGAAATTATAG